GATACATATAAGAAGAGGAGTACAATATGAATATGTACCAATCTTAGAAATGATCTTTAGAATTGTTCTGTTTGAAAACGCCTTCGAATCGTTCCCCATAGGTTTGATTCCTATATATCTTCCACAGAAATGCATGGTACAGTCTCGCTTGATGTACTTAACTGGTTTTATCACACATGCACAAGTTTTTCATATGGCATCACATCAACTAACTTATAGCCATATGTTAGACGAACTTTATACTATTATATTCTCTGTTTTATCAGCCAAGAAAAGCTGATTTCATTCTAAATCTGCAATGCCACTCGAAAGAGTAGCAGAGCAGACATACAAAGATTGTCGGTTTGTTTCTTCCATGACAATCGTTTTTGTATCATATTTTTGTAAATATTTCACTATATCTACATTTAAGAAAAACGAATTTTTTGTAAAAATGTGCAAAAAAGCCTTATAAATCAATGGTTTTAGTGAATGAGTTTTTCGAACATTTATGCGTTTCTCAAGGTTTTCATACGTTCTTTTGCCTTATTTTTATCTATTTCCTTTGCACATTTTTCACAATATAACTTTGGTCTTCCAGTCTTTGTTATTCTTATTTTTCTTCCACAACCAGAATTTGCACACTGCTTATAACCTTTTTTAAAATTCCCTATGTACTGATTACCAATATTCTCAAATTGAGTTACCTTATAAGCAATATCATCATCAGTGTCTCCTAAATCTATTTTGATATTAAGATTATTCACCTTTTTCCCAAAATGAATATAACCATTACTATATAACTCATGCAATAATTCATTCTTTTTATCAGATGAGAGAGTAACATTGGCAAGTTTAAATACTTCTGAAAGACCTTTTGAGTCTTTTTTATTTATCCATCCTTCACTATTCATATATCTTGCAATAGCAAATAGTGTAAACATAAATTTCTTTTGGCGATCATTTGGAAGAGACTCCACGACTTTTAATTCTTTTTCATAGATAGGAACATACTCAAGTTCCCTAAAGAGATTTTTTGATTCTGAATCATATAAATCAGTACATGTCTTTTTGATTTTATTGGCATATCTATATTCCTGATATCCTTCAATATTGAATTCAAGCATCTTTGCTTTGACTGTATCAATTAGAATATTTGGATCTTTACCTCTATCAAAATAATACTTAGCAATCAATGTTATCAAATATCCATTCGAGATATTGTCTGGTTTATTACCAGACACTAATATCTCTCTAATATATTCTTTTTCATTCAGTATATACAACTTCTTCCTCCATTTCTTCTAAACGCTTAATAATTAGTTCTCCAATACAATCCCAACAAAACTGCCTATTACCTTTATATCCATAAGTCATATCAAGAATGATATTCATACGTTCATCATCATTTGGACATATTTCTTCGGCTTTCTTCTTAAACATTTCAACCATACTTGCACGTTGATAATATTTGTCGAATTCGTCCTGCTTATCAAAGATATCAGTTCTATTTAACTGTATTCCTTTTTCTTTTACCTGTTTCTTTTTATATTCTTTAATACATTCACAATAATATTGTTCAAGTTCTCGCAGAGCTTGTCTGTGTTCTTCAGTACAACGTCTTTTTACTTTTAGTATATTATAATCAAATGAAGAGTCCTTATGTAGCTGAGACTTATATCCGTCTAACTGACTTTCAACATATTTGCAAATTTGGTTCATAGAACAATTTCCTGTACCAACTGGCATTTTTCTTTCGTACCAAAATAGAAAATCTTCTTGTTCTTTTGTAAGACTATCTTTGTTATACAAATCCTCGATAGAACATTTGTAAATAGCATAGCACTTAGCATTACTTTCTTTGATATACTGTTTATATTGTCTTTTAGTCTCATCATAAACATAAATCATAAAGTATGGCTTTCTGTATGCGCAAAGCGATTGCAAATATCTATTCTCTCCGCAAGCACCTAAATTGTACCAACTACTTTCCATTGGTTTTGCAATGATTCCCTTAATTTTGTCCAACTCATTTTGTTGATAGAGCTGACCACATTCTATTCTATATTCTAATTCTTTATATTCAGATGAATCTTTCTCAAAATGAGATTGAACTTCCATCATAGATGTGACATAATTAGTGATTGTTCCAACTTGATTTCCCATACCTGCTTTATTTGTTTTTTTAACAGCAGCTTCAGTAACAACAATTTTTTCTGCATTTCGCTGAACACATTCGATAGCAGGTAAATATCTATAACGTCTTTTCATAACTGGATTATTAGTAGAAAAGTTCAGATCCGAGTCCCAATCTTCCCCATTCTCAGCCATACAAAATGAATCCCAACCGTTTATAATCATGATAGTATTCATATATTGATACCAATACTGACATTCATCCGAATTATTGATATTACACATTCGAATATTATTATGACTTGTCATTGGGCTTCTAAAGAGTACAATTTCATCTTCATTTTTATCAATCCAAAATTTTGAATAACATTCATTTGCTTTTAATAAACCTGTAACTTCCAACCCACAAAGAGATTGCATAAGAGCAAATGGATCGCCACTTGCAATCTGATAGTTACCTTTTACAAATAATTTACCAATTTTCGCATCATTCATTTTTTTCTTGATATATCTATGTACAGAGTCGATTATATATGGATCTCCCAACATATATTCGCTTGTATATAAAGCACGTTGCCATGAATTTACATCAGTATTTTCGTTAATACCAAGAAATTTAATAGTAGAAGAGTAGTCACCACACATAGCATCTTTTAAATAGTTGATTGTTGGTGCGCACAATTCCTCAACATCTTCGTCTGTAAATTCATAAGACTGAAGATATTGGTAATTCAATTCTCTCTGTTCTTCAAGAACATGCGGTGAAATTTTTGTTACAGAAAATCCGTATCCACATTCCTTATATGCATTCACATATTGCTCAATATTATCATACGCTCCCCATAATTTAAGAGAAGACTCTGTGACAATCATTTCACATTGACGAATATCTTGCATGTTTCCCCAAATATCTTCAATCATATAATTACCATTATTGTATTTTTCAATAAATTCATAAATAGGGAACGGATAGAGCATTCCTTTGAGCCATGCGTTTCTCAAGCACACACCGCCAGGAATATAATCAAGACCTAAAGATTCAGCTACTCGCTGCATATATTGTATAGTACAAAGATTAAAACCGTCAGATACATTGTTTTCAAGAGCTTTATCTTTAATAATTTCTCTTGTCGGTTCTTTTGAATCGCCACCATCATCAAGTGATATAACATCTGCAAAATATTGTGTAATACAATCTTTTACAACCAAAATTCCATGTGGATCACAAATCGGTTGTGATGCAGAACATGTTAATGCTTTGTAAGCTTCGTATTTTGCAGGAACTAATTTAGTATCTGGATTTCTCTTGCATTCACATAATTCATTTAATTTGTCAATGTACTGTGAATTGCAGAAGAGAAGAGTATTATTTTTTAATCCACCAGTAGTTCCGACAAAGCGTTTATAATTAACACCATTTATGATAACACCTTTTTTACCAGTCGCTCTTGCAAAATCAGATTTTTTATCAACAACTACCTGCATAAATATCTTTGAAAAATCAATACTCCAAATAGGTTTTTCTAAAATCTTATTTGCCATTATGCGGAATTCTTGGGCTTCAAACAGTGATATGAGTTCCTGATATTTAAAAGCCTCTTCTTTGGTAATCTGTAAATCCCAATTAGAATACTTTAGTTTATTTGTTCCAATTTTAAAAATCTCATATTGAGGTACGCTAATACCAGCCATAAATCCTCCTTTTATCTTTTATTTATTATGTTTCACTTATATATTCTCCAAATGAAATTTCTATTTACTCACTTTCAGATTTTCCTTCGTTGAAAGCTACAATTCCAAATGTATCAACAGAAATTACCAATCCTATTGTTCTAATACATAAATTGTCAACCATGATTGCGAAAACAAAAATGAAAGTAATTGATATAAATGTTAGAAATTTATATATTAACTTTTTACGAAATCTCTTTTTATCAATATAATACTGTTTATCCTTAAATTTCACATACCAGAAATCTTGTGTGTTGCAAAATTGAGGTAATTTATCTTTTAGTTTATTTACAATTTTATTCATCGTAGTCCTCCATTTCTTTGTATTTAAATCCAAGCCAATTGATTACTCTGTCTGTCCCCAAACATCCAATACAGTCCTCATGCATATATTCTCCGTTTTCATTATCAAGATAGCGTTCACCTTGATAAATACCTTCGCCACAATAACAGCATAGATACTTTGGATGAGGTGGAGAGTAATAAGGACACCGATAATCATGTAGACCGTCATTTCTTCCACATATACTACACATATAGTTATTTAATTCTCCTTTAATACAGTTGTTTAAATTTTCAAGTTACAACTTTTAGATGGGTATTTGTTCACCGAATGGCGTAGAATTTTCTGTACAATGGTGTACATTAGAAATTCTGGCTAGAAATGACATCTCAGTTAGATTTACTAGCTTGATATTTTCTCATACGTTCAGCAGCTTGTTTCTTCTGTTCATCTGTAAGTTCACGTTTCTTTGCTCTAAAACTGATTAATGTTTTATCCTTTAATAAATATTTCTTACCTCTACCAGTATCTTTAATGAGAGAGTACATGTCAGGGCTTTCCTTACACAATCTATCCAATTTAGTAATATATGTAGAATCGGAAGCATATATTGTTGCAAATTTCTCATCACGCATTGCATTAATGCAAATTTCCTGTTCTTCAATTGAAACTGTCATATTTTTATCTGCCATTATTCTTGTCCCTCCTTGTAATCATCTAATACGACTCTGTTTCTTGCACATGACTTATCAAACCGCCAGTCAGAGGCAATACGTTCTGCAATATTTCGACTGCCTTCATAATCGGTGCAAAAATCTGATATACAAATATTTCCACCATATGTATTCTGGTATTTATGGTTCTTTGATGTAATTGTTACGGTTCTGTTCATTAATTAGTTCTCCTTTACTGTTTAAAAGTTTGTTCATTGCAATCAGCTCCTTTAAGTGCTGCGTTAATGGTTACAATTGTTTATTCTCTGTTTTATTTACGACTTATTGCCGTTTTTGATTTCTCCAAATGAGTCTACATTATAGATTTCCAACATCTTAGCAATAGCCCATTCAATTTCTTGCTCATATCCTTCTTTATTAAGTACATATATATTTGGTACATTTTGTGGTGGTTTCTTTGGATTAGGTTGAACACTACCAACTTCCCTTTTTATTAAAAGTGGCTCTTTGTTTCCAATAGAAGATGTGAGATATTGAATACATTGATTAATGGTATCTTTTGACATAGAGAGTTCTTTTGACATAGATTCTATACTTCGCCAAAAAGCTTCTGGTTTAGTTTCAGGGTTATACATAGTTTCTTCATTATCTTTATTTTTGGGACGAATGAAAATATACGAATTAATATAAAGAAAAGCCATTAATATATTCTCTTTATTAATACTAGATTCGTTCATCATAATAAAATCAAGCTGAGAAGATGTGATTTTTGAGAACTTATCAACAGCATCAAAATTTTCAGGAATAATCTTAATTTCAATGCCAGTATCATATCCAAGCGTGTCAAGATCCTGTTGAACTTCAATCATTTTGTTGTTAATCATATATTCCAGTACATCAAGAATTTCTTGAACAGCTTTCGGTCTGCGTTTGTGCGTCTTGTATCCGTAGAAATTTAAAACTTTTCTAAGAGTAATCCAACTATAGTCTTCGTAAGACCTATATTTATCAATAAGGATATAGGTAATATAGAATTTACGACTAACTCCATATTTAGTTTTAATGTTTCCCTGAATATAGTTATTTGGAAAACGAGTAAAATATTCTGTTTTCTGTTGCAATAAAAATTCCTCCTTTATATGTGATATTTATTTATTCTCCATTTGAAATTAAGTGGAAGAGAAATTTGCAAGCGTTCAGTAAAGTAGGTCTGAACCCCCACCTGTTTGTTTTATTTTCAAAATTAGTAGGGGATGAAACCTACTTTGCCGAACTGAAAGAAGATATATAACATTATTAATAAGACAGACTATTCCGTTTGTATTTCGCTAACGCTACATACAAACTCCATAATTTTTTGTTTGATTGTTATTGGTTGATTTAGGTATATAGTGTTTAGGATAGATGGTTTCGTTTGAATACATATATGATATACCTATAGGTTTATTCTCTATCTTGATTATTATTCTGCTCCAAATTAACATACTTCTCTTTGTAAATATCCTCTACAAAGAATACTGGTAATTTGTCATGGTACTTTTCATATAATTCCTCATCAAAAATACGAGAGTAACATTTGTATTTACCTATTGGCGAATTAACTTCTCTAATATAATCTTTTACAATAGATTTATTTTCCTTGAATCGCTCATTTATTTTTCCACAAATAGTACAGTATGTATATAAACCTGTATTAAGATGAGTCTTTCCTGCGAATGTGGATTTGTTTTGAATCAGACATTCTTCATAATGATGTTTGTGCTTTGATTTGCGGTTGCTCTTTGAGATATTACTTTCTGTTGACTTGAGATATTTTGGTATTTCGTTTTCTTGTATCATATTTGATTCCTCCTTTTATGTATTATTCTCTCTCTTTGTGAAAATGTGATTATTGCACTATTGTTCTTTTGGTAGTAAAATAAATATATATAATTTTAAAGGAGGAATTGTTTATGAAAAAATTGAAGAGATTAAAGAGGATATTTAGTTTTGTGTTATGCATTGTAATAGTTATTACCGTTATTCAATTAGTACCACAAAATGTTTATGCTGCCAATAAAGTTAAATTGAACTATACAAAGCTTACTTTGTATGTTGGCGAAGTAAAGAATTTGAAAATACATGAAGGAAAAACGGAAATATATTCTGCTAGATGGTCTTCTTCTAATAAAAATGTTGTGAAAGTTACTAATTATGGACATATAGAAGCATTAAAACATGGTTCTGTTAAAATAATCGCCAAATATAATAATAAAAATTATGTTTGTAAGGTTACTGTCAAGGATGCTTTAAAAGATCATGTAAGTTATGAGTTGATTGATATTCCTGAAAATGCATATTCGGGACAGTATAATAAAATGATTAAAATTGTAAACAATAATGATGTTACTGTTAATGTTAATATTTCTATTAAACAATACGATAAGGATGGATTTTATATTAGACAAAACACAAATGATTATATAGTAAATAAAAATACTTATATTATTGCATTAATGGAATATAATAATGGACGTGTAATAGATTTTAATAATCCAATACAATATGACGAACAGTTAAAGATATCTTTGAGAAGTGTAAATAGGGCAAATTCTATTGATATAAAATATAATATTTCTGATCAATATATTGATAATGGTTGGATATATAGAGATATTGTTTTTACTTCACCTATTACTAAATCTGCAAAATATTCTGCGTTATGTTATAATAGTAGTGGAGAATTAACGAGAATAGTTACTGATTATGTTTATGTTCCTGCTAATGAAAAAGTAAAAAAGAAAGATGGATATAATTTGAATTTTAAAGATAAATATGATATTCAAAAAATAAATATATATTTTTATTGATCAAGTATTTGTTTATTGGACTATGGCTTTGGCTGTAGTCCTTTTTTATTGCTGTTTTATATATAGATATCTCTATTTAAAAGGTGATTTGTGATATGGTTTTAATATACCTCCCTATAGGTTGAGATTCTTGAGTGTGGCTTTTGATGGAAAAATCGTTATCGGTGAAAACGCTTATATATAAGGAAGAAAATAGGATTGTTGGTGTGATTTTTGGTAAGATAGAAGTTTGATTTTTGGTTTGGAAGTGGCTGAAATGCTTGATTTTAGTGGGTTTTAACGATATGGGGTACGATAAGTGGTATGAAGGGTGAAATTTTAGATTTTGCTTGATTTTGTTGGGATTTTGAATATTTGAAAGGGTTAGATTTTTGAGTTGGTGCGTGGATGAATCAGCTATAAAGTTTACTGCATTTCCAGCCCATCTAATTAGTTTTAACTACCCCGGGTTAGACAAAAACAGTGGATAATAGATATATATTATACATTGTTTTTGGATAGAACAAACGTTCTATAAAATCAGATCTGGATTATCCAAGTAGAACATATGTTTGTATTATAATTTATCGTATTTTTTGAAAAATAATACTTGACTTTAGACAATTCATGTGATAGTATATAGTCAAGTCAAGAGAACAAACAATTTTTAAGAAATTAGAAATTGACTCTTGACAAGCAAAAGAATATCTGATATACTTGTATTAAGTCAAGTGAATAATTAGGAAGTAACAAGACTTTAAACTTCTTTGCAAGCAATCCTAAAACAATACTTGACAACAGACAAGTAACATGATATACTTTAAACAAGTCAAGCGATTGACTTAAATGTTCAAACTTATAGCTTATATATAGGGTAGCAACCTATAAATAGGGTGCAAAGTCTATCACACCTTACACCCTTACATAGTGGAACGCATGAAACGCTACACCATAGCATTACATATCTTAGCATATTTCATGCAAAAATTCCACAAAAAGTTTGCATATCTTTAAAAATGCCTTTGCGGATAGGTGGCAAGTGTTACGGCACAAACCACACTACGAAAATAAGTTACGGCTTGTATTCTAACTATTTGCATTGCAATTCGGGGTGAAAATAGAGTGCCTACGTTCCCCAACTCGTAGGAATTGAATATTGAGGTCTGTATCTATATCCTAAAGGGGTTAGAGGTCATGAATGCTCAAGACTAAGCATGAATACTCTTTAGGGGCGTACGAAAGTACAACGGTGTGAGGTGCACTAGGTAAGGTGAGGAGGACGTTATAAAGCTACCAGTCTGCAAAGATTGACAGTTCCAAGTCTGTTAAAAGCTGAGGATAACAACGTACACAATAAAAATACATAGCACCGATTGCGTCAAGTCGGAGAAAGAGAACATTATGAGTAAAACAACAACTAACACAACAGTAGCAACAAACAACACTAAAGTTGACTTTTTCCAGTCAGCACGCACATTATCAACACGGACTTCTGAATTTTTCCGTTGCATCATCAAAAAAGCCGAACTGAATACAATCTATGGCTCAAAAATTGATGCTAATAATAACAGTATTGCAGCCATTGACGACATGCTCGAAAAAGGTTCGGGAAATCTTGACATTACAGTTGAGGATCTGAACCGGATGCGTACTAATTATGTAACTATCAATGAAGGCTTAAAGGTTGAGTGGGATAAGTTGCTCAAAGAACAAGCTTCTTTTGAATACAACGAACACGACAAAAAATTCCGCAAAGCTATGAAAGATGCTAAGTGCTTAGAAGATGTCAAGACAGCAGTAGAGAACTTCTACAAAGTTTACAAACTTGATGTAGCAGGTACAACATTTGAAACTGCCGTTCTGGAATCAATCGGTAAGAAGATTGACACGAAAACCGTTGTAAAGTCTAACGGTACAAAGGCTCTCAAGTATGACGTAACAAATGCGCTTAAAAACCTTTACGGTGTAGGCTTTGAGTGGATGGTAGAAGCAGGAACTATTAAACCTGCCGATATTCCTAGCGTATTAACTGACAAGTACACAAAAAAATCTAAGAAAAACAACAAATAGTATGCAACCATAAAATGCATAGTTAGAGAGGGCAAGGCAAATACTTTGCCCTTTTTATAGTGTGCATTTTTAAAATTAAGGAGGGAATTGACATGTTGAAATTCAGAAAAAATGAAATCCATGCACTTGCAAATCAGCTCACAGCCAACTCTGAGCTTTTCGGAGATGAAATTTGCTCCGTTACTTCTCAGCTAGTAACACTGTCAAACTCTGCAAATGAGTTTGGTTGTCTAATGGAAGGGAAAATTTCCGACTGCTGGGGTAGAACTGTAACTGCAACTGCTATACCTGATAAATTCAAGCATCATTGGAGATTCTAAAAAAGGAGGATAAAATCATGGGAAAAGATAGAAGCATGGCAATTAAACATGCAAAAGCGAAAAAAGAAGCAATGAAAGAAGTGCTAAACGATCAAAACGACTTTGCACAAACTTCATGGGGACTTACTGACAATATACGTAAATGGTTCAAGGCAAAACCATATGCATTGACATATGGTAAATAAAAATGATAGCACTTGAAAAAAGTCAAATAATATGCTATCTTTGAATATATAAAAGGAGGCGAAAATTATATGATAGTATA